ACGTTCGCGTAGAAACGAATTCTCCAAACCCTTATTATAACTATGCACGTGGTGGACAGATTGAAGTAGACGCCCGTGTTGGTGGACACCTCAAGGGTCCGGGTACTGGAACAAGTGACAGCATCCCTGCGAAATTAAGCGACGGTGAGTTTGTTATGACAGCAAAGGCCGTGAAAGGTGCTGGTGGCGGAAGTCGCGCAGCGGGAGCAAAACGTATGTACGATATGATGCACCAGTTTGAGAAGAGGGCGTAAGTCATGGCTGACGTAACCAAACAAGAAGTAGTTACCCGCGAACCGGAGTGGATGGAAAAACTCCGTCAGGATTACCTGAAGCAGGTAGCTACACTGACAGGGCAGACACTTGCCCCCGCAGAGTACAAGGTCGCAGGTCTGTCACCAGAACAGAAACAGGCTGTGATCATGGCGCAGCAGGGCATTGGATCGTATGCCCCCTATCTTGAACAGGCGGGTAGAGCCTATGGTCAGGCTGGCGGTTTGTATGCAGGAACGACGGGTGCATATGACCCGAACTCGGCACAAGCATATATGAACCCATACCAAGCTGCCGTGACACAACGTGCTGTTGAGGAGATGAGCCGTAACGCGGCGATCCAGCGGCAGGGCGTTGCCGCTCAAGCTGTAAAGGCTGGCGCGTTTGGTGGTGGCAGGTTTGGTGTCCAACAGGCGGAGTTGGGTCGTGGGTTGGCGGATATCCAGTCGCAGCGGATTATGCAGGATTACTCACAGAACTACAGTCAGGCTCAACAGGCTGCGATGAACGCATTCCAAAACCAACAGGCAAGGGCGCAAGCATCGGCAGCGGGTATTGCCGGACTTGGACAGCAGACGGCCAACCTTGGTCAACAGACCTCCGCCCTCGGACAGGGTGATGTCTCGTTCATGTATAATATGGGGCAGAACCTTCAGGGACAGAGCCAGAAGGAACTGGAAGCGACACGTCTCAACCAGCAGCAGTCTGCATATGCTCCGTATCAACAGATGTCTTACTACGGTGATGTTCTCAACAGGACACCATCCGGTCAGACTTCTACAACCCAGACATCTTCACCGACAGCAAGTCCTCTTTCACAAGTTGTCGGTGCTGGGACGGTGGCTCTCGGTGCGTATAACGCATATAATAGACCTTATTGAGCGAGTTAATCATGGCCCAAGATCCAGTACTTCAGCGTGAAATGTTCAACCCCCGTGACCGCTCTGCAAAGGGCAGCGGAATAACGTCCATGGTCGATGACGGATCGTCGGGCATGACACGCGAAGAGCGGTTGCAGATGGCCAAGGACATGCTGGCCGAAGCACAGATGAAGCAAAGTCCTGAGTACTACTTCAAAACTCTTGCTCAGGGTGATCGCCCAGCCATGACACGTCCTGTTGCAAGTTCTGCTCCGCCTCCTGCCATGCAGCAGATGCCAGCAGCACAACAGATGGCACAGATGCAAGCCGCTGGCGTTCGTCCTGTCGGGATGGCTGATGGTGGGATTGTGCGTAGGGGGTTTCAAGAAGGTGGCCTTAATACTATTTATCCTACTATAGACCGTCGGAGTCTTTCACCGGAGGACGTTGCGGCTATTGAAAAAAGTCAAGCAGCCACTTTTGATCTTAAAACTTATGGTTCGGGTAAACTTCCAGAAAATCTTATGACTGATCCCGATACAGGTCAGACACCTGAAGAAAAAGAAAACCTTCGTCTGGCTCAGACAATTCCGGGGCAAAATCTTTCTCCCGATATGAATGAGTATTACGACAAAAAGGCCGAAGAAATACTTGAACAAACCTATGGTTCAGGCCGTTTTAAGTTAAAAGATGTTCCGGAAGAAGCTACAACTGCTTTTGGTCGTTTTGGTGCAGCAGATGTTGCAGCGGATAACAAACGTAAAACCGAAGCACGAGAGAGAGCTAAATCTGAAATTAAAAAAAGATTGATGCTTGAAGATGTTGGAGGAGACACATACAAAAATTTATATAATATTACCAAAGAAGAGTCCTCCGCAGAACGTGCTGCTAGGCAAGAACGACAGGCTCGGCAGACAGCCACTGTTGAAGAATTTGGTGTAATCAATCGCACTCCGGGGCGCGATGATACGCTATATAGCGATCCAACAAGGCTTGCGGCGGGCCGTCTTCAAAGGGCCGAGCAAGGTATTGCTGCTGCTCGACCAACTTTTGAACCAACTTCTGGGGATCTGATTGTTGACAGCGGTATTGAGAGAGAATCCGCTCAAGTTGCCAAAGACAGAGAAGCCAAGGGGCTTGCGTCATTAAGAAACATGGAATCAGGGCTTGATCTTGGTCGAGGCATGGCAGACGTTGAGGGTGACGTACCTTTGATTGTTAATCAGGGGGTAGCAGAACGGGCGGAAAGAAAAGCTATCCGTATTCCGGAGGACCCAACTCTTCAAGGTAAGGCTACTATTTCGGGTGTCCCGGGAGCCGCTGCTGCTAGGGATGCTGTTGCTCAAGGTCAGGCAGGTGCCGGTGGTGGAGCCGCAGCACAGGAGCCAGCAAAGTATTCTGCCACAACCACCTTGGAAAGCATCAAGTCGGAACGTGCCAAGGAGCGTGAAGACAACTTCAACATGGCCCTTATTCAGGCTGGACTTGCCATGATGGGTGGCAAGAGTTCCAACGCCCTCGCCAATATCGGTGAAGGTGGGATGCAGGGCATCAAGCAGTTTGCCGAGCAGGAACGTGAAGCAACCCGTGGATACCGTGAAGATGTTAAGGGTGTCCGTGAGGAGGAGCGTTTTGCACGAGCAGAGGAACGTGCTGCTGCTGCCACAAAAGAAGATTCTCGTAGGTTTGAATTGACTTACGGCGAGGGCATACGGCAGTTTGACGAAAATGCTAGACGACAAAATCGCCAACAGGAAATTACAGAAAATCAGTTTAAGCAGCAATATGGCCTGAGTGTAGCTGACGCTGCAAGGAATGAAAAACAGTTTGCGAAAACACATGCCTTAAGTGTCCAAGCTGCTCAACAGAAGATTGCCGATACGGCTCGGTCGTTTGTGTTTGAAGAAGAGAAGCTTGCCATTAATAGAGCAGAGCTTCTACAACGAGCCGAGGAGTCAAAAGCAACAACAGCACAGGCGATTGCTTCAAGGGATGCTAAAAAACTTGAATCAGCAGCGGGGCTTGCGACGCAGATACTTAATGCGACACAAGCACGTATTGCCAATCTATTGGGAAGGCAGCAGGAAAATACAAGAATGGGACTTGATCCTGATCCTGCCATTGCTGCTGAAGTACAAGAACTTAAGAGACAGGCTGAAGAGGCCCAATCAAATTTCTATGCTCTTAACGAGAGTCTTGGTACAAAGTTACCCGGGTCAAATGTTGTAGAGTATGGCAACTTAAAGTAATTTTGAGGATATAAAATGGATGTTCGTCTCCCAAACGGGATCGTTATACGTAATGTTCCAGAGGGGACATCCCAAGCGGATCTGAGGTCAAAGCTTGTAGCTAACGGTTACGATGAATCTATATTTTCAGCCGTAGGCAAAGAAGCGGAGACAGCACCCGAAGAAGCCTCAAAGATAGCACCAGACAACTACCCAAAACTCGCGGCGGTGGCTGACGTTCCGTTGTCCTTTGGCCGAGGTGCGGTGACCGGCGTCAAGATGATCGCTGATGCCTTTGGTGCAGACAATCCTGTGTCACAGACATTGTCTTCTGTAGACACGTATCTTGAAGACTTGATGTCTGCACAGTCCAAGAAGGACGCTCAAGAGGTGTCTCGTATTATAAACGAGGCCAAAGACAAGGGTGCGTGGGATCAGGTTAAGGCGGGTCTCGGCGCATTATCTGTGGCACCACTTGATCTTGTTATTAACGCATTTGGAACGATAGCACCAACTGCTCTGGCGGGACTTCTTGCTTTTGCGGCGGCACCAGCGGTTGGCGTAGGAACGGGAACAGCCGTTTTAGCAACACAGCTTGGTGTTGGTGCTACCATGGGTGCAGGTACAATCAAGGACCGTATATACACCGATGTAAAACGGGCTTTGACAGATCAAGGCGTCGCTCCTGAAAAAGCGGAGGCTGCTGCTCAAGAAGCACAAGCCTATGAGGGGAAGAACCTTGACCAGATTATGCTTGGAGCGTTGTTTGGTGCAGGAGCATCGGCTACTGGTGCCGATAAGCTACTTGTAAAAGGCCTTGTGTCAAAGATCCTTGGCAATGCAGCCGAGGAAGCTGTTGATGTTACAAAACAGGCTGCTGCTAAGGGCCTCACAGGTCGTTTTGTTGAGGGTGCTGTTAGGGAAGCCGTTCCAGAGGCTCTTCAGGAAGGCCAAGAACAGGTTGCATCAAACATCGCCCAGCAGCGTGAAGGTGTGGATGTACCAACATTCCGTGGTGCGGTGACCTCTGCAACTCTTGGCGGTGTCACGGGAGGTCTTCTCGGGGGTGGCTTAAATGTAGCCTTGAAACCCGGACCTCGGACCGTGGACAAGAGCGCAGAAGACGACGCTCTCCTCAAGGCTTTGAAGGTTCATGCTGCCGACGTGGTAGCTGGAAAAGATGTCTTTCTCTTGGAGGATAAGACAGGGAACAGGCTTCTTGATTTTGCAAACTCGCAGCGAGATGCCGTCCCATCCCTTGGTCCAATTTTGGATTCCAACGCTCCTCGTGACGTAAAACTTAACTTGATCGACACTCGTTTGAGGGAAGCTGGGCTGGGCAATGTACCAGAGGAACCAATAAGCCTTAAGGGGATATTGGCTCTACCTGCCCCAGAGATCAAGAAGTCCGAGAACCTCCGTCAGGTGTTTAACAACGCCTTGGATATTGCAGAGAGGTCTGCAACACCTGCGACAGAGATGTCCGTGGACCAAGGTCCAGAGGGATATCGCATTGTAGGCGTGGGCGGAAAAGTAATGTCCGACCCTATAAACTCGGAAAGAGAAGCAAACGTCGTATTGGAAGGACTTCGCCGCTCATATGACATGAAGCAAAGCGAAGACTACAAGATTGCTTCGGCGGACTACCGTGATCGTTTTGATAGTGAGATGGCTGACGCCACACTTCGTGCTGCTAAGGAAACTATGCAGCCACTAATGCCTGTTACAATGGAAGAGATTAACAACACGAATCCGGAACTTGCGACAAAGATCCAAGATTCCCGTCGTATTGACCCGGATACAAAGAAGACAAAACAAGCAATTATGTCTGACGTGTCTTTTGACGAGATGCGTAAGCGTGGTGCTACTAAGGATGAGTTGTTTGAAATTGCCTTAATGCAGCAGCCCTACACTGGTGGAACGGGTGGCCTTCGCCCCGGCATTGAGCAAGAGATCCTTGGAAATCGGCCCTCGGCCCCCGCTCAGACGGCACGTACTCCAGACGAACTCGCCCGTCTTAAACTTGCCGAAGTGACTCCTGTTGAGGATGTCGGCGAGATGGAGTTTGCTCGCGCTGTAAAAGAAAAACCATCGGACGCGCAACAGGCATTTGTTGAAAGGGAAGGCACTGCTCCTGCAAAGCCTCTTCGTCCAGAACGTGAAGTATATTCTGAACTGCCACCTACCCCACGTCCAAGTGAGGAAGAGGTTGCACAAGCACGTCAGTTGATCGAGGACCGAGTTGCAAAGCTGGAGGCCATTGGCAAACAGGGTCAAGCCATTGGAAAGGGTGTTCGTGACGCACTTGCCAGCAGCAACTTCACTCCTGATCAGATGCTTCAGGCGTTTAAGGTTGCTGATATTTCAGGGCGTCTTATTGGAAAAACAGAAGCTGATCCGCATTCCTTTCAGTTTGTTGAAAGAATTGCAACGCCAAGTGGTGGTGCTGCTAGAGGCGCAAGAATTAACCCTACAGAAAAACTAAAGGGTGTTATCAAGATCGCCTTGGACCCGAAGTATCACGCGGATCTGGTTAAAACGACCTCGGCCCACGAATCTTTCCATGTCTTACAGGATCTGTTTGCTGCCTATGACAAGGCTGGTGCTGCCGTTATCAACAATGCCTTCAAGGGTGCTAAGACATTAGATGACATTGATGCTAACCTTCTTCGTAAGTTGAAGTCTTTACGCGACCCAGACACCAATAAAAGTGTTTACAACACCATCAAGGACCAAGTTCCGCAGTCCGTATTCGACTCATACGCGCAGCCTGTCCGTGAACGTGAGATGCAAGCGTATGTGTTTGGGTACTTAGACAACGCCATTGTCAATGGAAACCAGTCTGTAAGTGGGCTGGGGGCGGCTTTTGTTCGGTTCTTGAACTTCTTGGGTCGGTTCAAGGATCGTGTTGGAAATTACTACAAAGGTCTCGGCTATCAAACTGCTGAAGATGTGATGAGCGGCACTGTGCGTGGCAAACGTCAGGCAGGAATCGGTGTTGCAGGGGAACTCGTTAAGAAGGCTCTCCCGGGCGAAGGATTTGAGTTCTCCCGTGGTAAAGAACCTTCTAAAATTGTTACACAACAGGAAAAAGGAGAACAGAATGAAGAACGATACAGACAAGATAGAGACGGAGGAAGACGGGTACCTTCCACAGGCATTAAGAATTTCAAAGCTCTTGAAGGGACGCCAGTTGTCGAAGGGGCAAGTGGTCCCAATCAAGATCTCATCTCTGTCGCAGAAAAATACGCTAAGGCCGCAGGGTTTAGGCTTAGTAGGCAAGCAAAGTATGTCGAGATAGATGAAGCATTTGCAGTTAATATTGCAAATGCTTATGAGGAGATGACTGCGGAACCTTCATCCTCCGAGGTATTGGAAGCATATCGTGATTTAATTCGTCAAACTACGGATCAATATCTTGCGTTGCAAGACGCAGGATACAAATTTTACTTCTTTAATCCAAACAGTTCTGATCCGTATTCAGGGATGCCCGGAGGGTTTGGTAATCCGTGGAATGCACTGCGAGACCTTCGCGCTAACAAGACTATGGCAGTTTTTCCAACTTCGGAGGGATACGGGACAGATGGGATTACGGATACAGACATAAACGATAACCCTATGTTACAGGACACTGGACTAATGTGGCCTGATCAAGATGGTGTTATGCAACCCGTGACGGCAAATGATCTTTTTCGTGCGGTTCATGACGTATTTGGTCATGGGCTAGAAGGGGCTGGATTTCGCGCTCGTGGGGAAGAAAACGCTTATCAGGCTCATGTTCGATTGTTTTATGGCCCGGCAGTGAAAGCCATGACTACTGAAACTAGGGGTCAGAATAGCTGGTTAAATTTTGGACCTTACGGGGAACAAAATCAAAATGCAAAAGTTGAAGGAACCATTTTTGCACAAAACAAAATTGGAATTTTACCTTCGTGGACATGGGAAGATAGAATAGCACCGTCTTCCCTCCTTGAAGAAGAAGAGTTCTCTCGTGCCGAGCCTTCTAAAGTTCCTCTTCAAGATCGCATTCCGGGATTGAAGGGTGTGTGGCCTTACCTGACATCTGACGAGCGTGAACGGCTTATAACCACCTCTGCGAAGAACTTGGTTAAACGCTTTGACGAATTGCCTTCTTCCGCAGAAATGGCGGCGGTAGCGTTCTCCGGTCGTGCAAAACGCGGTTGGTACTATAATTCTGCAAAGGCTTTGATTAACATCTTCGGTCTCTCCGACGGTCGTCGTTTTACGGCTCTTCTTGCCGCGACATCACCACAAACGTCGGTTCAGTCCAACCTTATCAATGCCCTTAACATTTGGAAAAACTGGGTAAATGCCGGTCGTCCAACTGATCGCAAACAAATCCTTTCAATTATGGGTCGAAGTGTTGAGGGAAGCCGTGGTGAAGATAGTGTCCTTGACGCTTGGAAGAATAACACGATCCGTGCGCTTGCTACAAAAGACGCACATCTGATTAATTTGGATATTTCCGGTCCAAAGGTTAACTCATTTATGAAAAACCTTTGGGGTGTGACACAAGAAGTCACTAATGATGCGTGGATTGCTAACTACGCTGGTGTGGATCAAAAGATTTTTGTGGGCGCACCGGGGCCGGAAGATGAACTTGGGGTTGTTGGTGTAAAATCAACTGGGTACATGGCTATGTCTGCTGTCACAAGAAAGGCCGCAAGCATTCTTAGTAAAAAGACGGGTAAGACATGGACCCCAGATGAGGTTCAAGAAACCGTTTGGTCGTGGGCAAAGGCACTTTATGAGATGCGCCGTGGCCGTGGAAAGGATACAACAACAAAGGCACTTCTTCGTCAGGGAGAGCTTACGGCGGATCGTGTAAATGCTGTTCCTGACTTTGAAATCCTTTTTGTTCAAAATGTTTATAGAAAAATCTTGGAGGATGCAGGTTATGGAGAACAAGTCGGTAGACAAGCAGAAATTGTACAAGAGCGCGGAGCAGGCTCTACGGGCGACGGCACACGAATCAATGCGTTCGATGCCGAAAACTCAGGCTTTGCTCAACCTGATTTCCAAAGACACCTCCTCCGTGCAGCGGGGCGTCTCGAAGAACTCTATCAAACGAGATTAAGTGCGGGTGAATCAAAAGGCGACGTAGAGTTCTCTCAGGCCATCAACGCCACAGGTCAGAGGGCCGAGGCTAAAGTTAATTCTGAGCGTTATGACCAGATTTGGAGCAAGGTGAGAGAGTTCTTCAACCCTCTTGCTCTTGTAAACAACTTGCCTCAGTTCCTGTCTTTCAGGAACATTGCGACAGGAAGTGTTACGTCTTCTGAGAAGTATGCACGGAAGATGGCTGATTTGATTGCGAAAGGAACGCTTGAAGATCGCAATGCTGTCTACACGTACATGACAACCAGAGGCGCATCTCCGAGTTCAATTAAAAGCCCTGAAGTCAGGAAAGCTGCTATCGAAGCCAAGAATGCCGTAAACAAAATGGCAGAGGTTATGATTGCTCGGAAGGAACTGACGGAAGAAAGCTTTGAAAAGTATTACGACCGTTATCTACCACGCATCTATTTGATGTTTGAAGAGACAGGTCGTGGCATGAAGTCTCCTCTTGGTGGTATGAGTGCCAGAGAGTATCTGGAGATGCGTGACGAGAAACTAACTAAAGAGCAAAGAGAGATACTGGGTGAGATTAAAGACCCTTCGTATCTGACGTATGTAGCTTTGTCTCGTCCCGCCCGTGACATGGCAATGACGGACTACCTGAACAGCATTATGATCTTTGGTGCTGACCCTAAAAACCAGTGGGTGGCTCCTCAGAGTTATGTTCAATACGAGGGCAAAAGCTATACTCCGTATTACCTTTTAACTATGGTTCAAGATCTTCTTAGTGCTGCTAAACGCGCAGAAGATATTGCTCCAGACCAGTCTGCTGCAATGAAAAAGGAAGCACTAAAGATACAGGATGTGGCAGTAAGCGCGCAAATAGACTTAGAAACTAAGATAGATGGAATAACGTCTCAGGGGTACACTCAACTTCCGAAACGCCGTCAGTACGGAACTCTTGCTGGTGCTGTTGTTCAAAACGGGATCTATCAAGACCTCGTTGGCACATTCATACCGGTAGGAAAAGAGAACAGGTCCTTGATCGACCGTCTCATCGGGGACGAGTACAGCACGTTGGGTAAGGGCGTTGCTCTTTGGAAGCTTGGTAAGACAACACTCAACCCACCAACGCAGGTCGTCAACTTTATATCAAACGGGATATCGTTGAACTTGTTTGGCGGTGTTCCCATCCACAAGTATCCAGAACTCGTTAAGAAGACCATTACCGAGATTAAGAACAACGGTAAGTTGTGGCAGGAGGCACAGAAGTACGGGATTTCTGGTGGCACCATGTCTCAGGCTGAGTTGCAAAAGGCTTTTGTGCGGATCAACCGATATCAAGGGAGGACCGAGGGCGAAGGCACCCTTATGAATATGTTCACCACATCAAAGATATTGGCTGCGACCTTTGTCGAAGGTGCTGGTGACGTGTATCAAGCTTCCGAGACACTCTTCAAGATGATGAAGTTCATCTACGGAGTTGAGACAGAGAAGCTAAGTCCTTCAGAAGCGGTGAATGCTGCCAACGACATCCTGTTTGACTACAGCCTCGTTAACAACAACATCCGCTGGCTTCGGAACGCGCCCCTCGGACTTCCGTTCATCACATACTACTACAAGGTTTTGCCGAAGATTATCGAGACTTTGTACAAGCACCCTGAGCGGTTCATTCCTTATGTTGCTTTGGCATATGCTCTACCGGCCCTTACGATGGCTACCTTCGATCTCGATGACGACGAGTTGGAGAAGCTTCGTCTTTCGGCACAGGACTACATCCGTGACAAGGGTACGTTGTTCTTCCTGCCTTACAGGGACGGCAAAGGTAACATTCAGTTTGTTGATGTCGGCAAGTACCTGCCTTTCTCAACCCTCCTGTCTCCGTTCATGACAGCGTATAATTCTGGGGATATCGTGAAGGCTGGCAGAGAACTTCTAACTCCTGTGACACCGGGTGGTCCTGTCATTACTGCGATTGCAGCCTTGGCGACGGGTAGAGATCCTTTCACTGACAAGGAGATCATGGACCCTCGTGACACGACAAAGAACCAAGCTTTCTCGTTGTTCTCGTACATCTTCAATCAAGCAATGCCGCCAGCCATTGGCTTCGATCTCAAGAACCTTGAAAACAGTGCTGGTGCTATCCCTGCTTTGTACAACAGTCTCTTTACTGACGGAACAGGCGTAGACAAGCGTGGTATGCCGAAGCCAGAGACACTGGAAGCGGCAGCACGTCTACTTGGTCTGAACATCACCCCTCTGAAGGCCGATGTGCAGCGTATTCAAAACTTGAACTATATGATGAGCCAGATTAACAAGACAAAGGCTTATCAGACAGAAGTCTCCAAGGACCAGAGCCTTTCCCCTCAGAGGAGAGGTGAAAAGATACGGGAACTTGCAGAGAAGATGAGAGAGCAGACCAAGAAGATGCAGGAGTATGCCAATGCCACAGCAGGTGTTGGTCAGATTGTTCGTAAGATTAAGGAAGCACCATGAAGGATAATTTTGAAGCCTCTCTCGCCGCAGTATTAAAGCATGAGGGCGGGTATGTAGACCACCCGAAAGACCCCGGCGGTGCCACAAACCTCGGCTGCACTAAGAAGGTGTGGGAAGAGTGGGTTGGACATGAGGTGACAAAAGATGACATCAGATCCCTCACCGTCGCCGATGTCTCACCGCTCTATAAAGCGCGGTACTGGGACAAATGTCGTTGCGATGACCTCCCGAGAGGTGTTGATTTTGCTGTGTTCGACCTTGCTATTAATTCTGGTACTGGCCGTGCCAGCAAGTTACTACAAAGGGCTGTCGGTGTGGCTGCTGACGGTGCTATCGGACCCGCAACACTTGCCGCAGTAGCAAGCATTGGTCCTCGCGAACTTGCATCGAAGATTTGCGAAAGTCGTTTACAATTCCTGCAAGGTCTCCCGACGTGGGAGACCTTTGGCAAGGGGTGGGGTCGCCGTGTCAAGGAGACCGAGGAACTTTCATTCAAGATGGCAAGCTAAATCAGCCAGTCCTTATAGTCCTCGTTTAGGACTAGGGTCGCAATATCAAGCTTGTCACGCAGAGCCTTGAGGATTTTCTCCTCGACAGTGTTCTCCGTGACAAGATCAATGTATGTCACGTTGTTCTTCTGGCCGATACGATGAGCGCGGTCCTCGGCCTGAAGGCGAATTTCCAAGTCGTACAAATTGTTGTAGAAGACCATCGTCTTGGCTTCTGTAAGCGTCAGTCCGTATCCCCCGACGCGGGGGTTTCCAACAAAGAAACGTAATTTACTGTTCGGCTGTTGGAACCGCTCAACAATGTCCTGTCTTTTGTCGGCGGATGTATCACCATGATATGCTTCAGCGGACCCCGCACCAAACGCATCGTTCAGCATCTCCGTGATCTTGAGGATATCGTTGACGAAGATACTCCAAATGATGACCTTACCATCTGTCTCGTCAATCACTTCAAGCAGTTCTGCCATCTTGTTTGTCGGAACATCGACTGTCTCACCGTCGTCGTTCTTAACAGACCCTGAGCAGATTTGTTGAAGACGCAGAATCTGTGTCAAGACATTTTTCGCTGTGACAGTGGTCAAGTCCCCCGTGTCACCGAGTATCTTGGCAACAGCCAACCTCTTCATAAATCCGTAAGTCTTGGCTTGCTCGTCCCCCATTTCAACGACGCGCTTGATGTAAATCTTTTCCGGAAGGTCCAGACAGTCCTTTTTCAATACCCGATAACTGAAGTCCCCAAGCTTCGATGTCAACTCGTCGAGGTTCTGGTACCCAATCACTTGGTTGAAGCTGTGATTCCCTAGGTTACGCCGGAGCGTTCGAGCGTATCGCCCTTGGAAAGCGTAGTAGGAAGTGTAGCCAAGAGTATTCCCTCCAAGGAATGCACACTGTGAAAAAAGATCCATAGGAGACTTGGTGACAGGGGACCCTGTTAAGATGCGGCGGTACTTGGCCCTCGAACCAACCTTGATGATGTTCTTGGTGCGCTTGGCTGTCCTGTTCTTGATCGTCGTACTTTCGTCCACGGCCATGAGGGCTTGGTGCGTTGCAAGAAACTTGGTGGTGAACTCCGTGCCACGGGCCGAGGAGAATGCCTCCACATTAATAATAAGGATTTTGTATCTGCCATCCTTCGAGCGCGGAACCAGTGCAAGTTCCAACTGCTTCTGCGCTTTCCTTGTGGTGTCAGGGGTCCAAGCGATAATATCGCACTGATCCATAATCCTGTCGGGCATATGAACGGGCAACTCGGACCTCTGCCAGTTCTTGTACACGCCCTTTGGTGCAACGATGACAGCGGCAGTGATCTCCTCGCGCTCGAAGAGAACGCCAATGTTGTCGATCAGAATTTTGGATTTGCCTGTACCCATCTCGCAGAACAAGGCGTACACTTCCTTGTTCCAACTTTGTTTGAGACCAACGCTCTGGTGTTCGTAGGGGGTTGTTTTGAACTCGTATTTTGTAGCAATCGGTTGCATCTTTCTACCTTTCTAGGCTGCTCTATTGATACTCTATACCGCTATCCCCACAAAATTAAAAGTGCTGCTTGACAGGTTTTCCCCCCACACATATGTTGTCAGCAGGAAAGGAAGAAAGAATGACCGTATACATCACCCACGAGATGCGAGGAAAAGACTTGTCAAACGCCCTTGATTTTGGGCCTCTTCAAGTTATTATCCCAGCAGAAATGCAGATTACCGAAGGCCCCGGCAGTAAAAAAACAATCATTAATATGATTGAGACTGCGTTGGAGTCATTTGGTAAAGAAGACTATCTCCTTCTTTCCGGCGACCCAGCTTGTATTGCAGTTAGCTTTACAGTTGCAGCTTTGAATAACGACGGGTCTGTTAATATATTGAAATGGGACAGACAGTCTGGATGTTATTATCCAGTGTCACTACAGATAGAAATGGAAAGCTATGAGCATTGACTTTGAAGAGGTGTCCGCTGATCTTCAGCATATTGAAGAAGGCAATTTATCAAGGGTTGCATCCCTTGTCAGACAACAGCTTGCACTTGAGAAGCGTGTGGAAGACTTGGAGTTTGATCTTGCCAAGGCGCAGAAAGACCTGAAAGCGATTTCAGAGGATTCACTTCCGGCAACTCTTGCGGAGGTTGGCATGACTAAACTCCGCATGGATGACGGAAGTGAAATAACGGTGTCAAGGTACTATGGTGCTTCGATATCGAAAGCTAAACAGGAAGAGGCATTTACTTGGCTTCGCGAGAATGGTCATGAGGACTTGATCAAGAACCAGTTATCTGTCAGCTTTGGTCGTGAGAACGACACTCTTGCCCAAAAGCTAAGAGATCGTCTTGACGATGAAGGTTACGACACAGCACAGAAAGTATGGGTAGAACCCATGACCTTGAAAGCGTTTGTGAAAGAGCAGGTTGAAAGTGGTGCGCCGATACCCACTGAGACTTTCGGCATATTTATCGGTGAAAAAGCCAAGATAACACGGAGAAAGTAACCATGGCTAAGGAAAATGCGGTCGCTGTTGCCGAGAAAAAAACAGCAGTAGCAAAGGCTTCTGACTACGTAGGTTTTGAAGCATTTGCAAATGAGGGTCTTGAGGCGGTATCGGCTCTTGATCTTTCAATCCCCTACTTACGCATTCTTGGACAGTTGTCACCACAGGTGAACAAGCGTGATGGTGCCTACGTTAAGGATGCCGAGGCGGGTATGATCTACAACACCGTCGAGAATACTGTCTACAGTGGGGAAGAGGGTGTTGCTGTCATCCCATGCTATTACCGTCGTTCCTATGTTGAGTGGAAGCCACGCGAAAAGGGTGGTGGATACGTCGCAACTTACGGCGTCGATGATCCTATCGTGAAGACAACGTATAGAGATGATCGTCAGCAGGAAATCCTTCCAAACGGAAATCTCTTGGCGAACACAGCAGAGTTCTACGTTCTGATGTTATCGCCAAATGGCAGTGCCAAGCGTTGCCTTATTACGATGACTTCCACGCAGTTGAAGAAGGCTCGTAAGTGGGTGACTCAGATGCAGACCAATACTGCTCAGGGTAAGAACGGTATGTTTGTGATGCCCATGATGTCTTGCATCTACAATGTATCGACGGTCGAAGAGCGTAACGACAAAGGTTCGTGGTTCGGTTGGGAAGTGTCTATGACAGAGACGCTCGATCTTGAGAACAATGAACAGCGGGGATTGTTCGAGATGGCCTTGGCTTTCTCGAAGTCCATCAAGGCGGGTGAGGTTAAGGTCAAGCAAGAGGGTGAAGAGACATCATCATCTGGCTCATCTGGCTCATCTGGCTCATCGAAGTCCCACGACACTGACGACGACATTCCTTTCTAATTTTGGAATAGTTAACGGCCCCCGTGAGAGCGGGGGCCGACGTTTCAATGGAGAAAGAAATGTATGCCCAGCGTCTACACAACCTGTACCAAGGCAATGCTCGCGCCCACGGTGTGTTCAACATCACAAAAGATCGAGACCGTGATGGCAAGAAACAGGGCTTTGCCCGTGTTATCCAAGAACCCACCCTTGTCGATCACTGGGAGAGCCATCTCTCCGGTGACATTGGTCTTGGGATTATCCCAATCAAAGACAATAACAACTGTCACTGGGGTGCCATCGACATCGACAGTTACAATATTGATCACAAAGCCCTCGTGGCTAAGTTAGAGAAGCATAAGTTTCCTGCGGTAGTGTGCAGAAGTAAGTCCGGTGGAGCGCATGTGTATTTCTTCTTCAATGAAGAGATACCCGCTGTTGATCTGCACCCGAAACTTATGGCGATATCCTCGGCCCTCGGACATTCTGGGTGCGAGATATTTCCAAAGCAGACTGAGATTTTGGTGGAGCGTGGTGACACGGGTAACTTTATCAACATGCCGTACTTCGCTGGTGACAAGACCATGCGTTATGCTTTTGGTCTTGATGGTGAGAGCCTGTCACTGGAGGAATTTCTGACCCTGTCAGAAAGCAGGATGTCAAGCCTTTCTGACTTTTTAAGTCTAAAAACTAAAAGCGAAAAGAGTGACGAACTCCTACCACACGGTCCACCATGTCTCCAACACCTCTGTTCTCAGGGGTTTGGTGAAGGTGGCCGTAACAACGCCTTGTTCAGCATGGGTGTGTACGCTCGCATGGCTAACAAGGAGGACTGGGAGAACACGATCCAGTCGTTCAACATGAAGTACATGAAGCCGCCCCTGTCTGCTGGGGAGGTCGCTGTCATCATCAAGCAGCTTCAGAAGAAAGATTACTTTTACAAGTGTGATGACCAACCTATCGCATCGTTCTGCAACAAAGATGTCTGCATGACACGGAAGTTTGGGGTTGGTCCGGGAAATCGAAATAACGATTTGAGTTCCTTGACAAAGATTAATGGCGACCCTGCCATTTGGCTTCTCAATGTGGATGGGAGTCGTGTGGAACTAAGTACAGAAGCGTTGGTGTCTCAGATTGTATTCCAAAAAGAATGCGTTGCTCAGATCAATAAGTTCCCCCTGACGATGTCGCCACGCGCTTGGCAGATCAGGATGCAGGGTCTTCTGGAGACGCTTACAGTGGTCGAGGTTGCGTCAGACACTACATTGAAGGGGACCTTCGAGGAGTTGCTTGCGGCGTTCTGTTGTGATCGTGCGCGTGGTTTTGAGAAAGAGGAAATTGCTCAGGGCATTGCCGTGTGGTTAGACGGACGTGTCTACTTCCAAGTCAGGGATATCATGAAGCATCTGACAGTGAACAACTTCCTACAGTACACCGTCAATAAAGTTGGTCTCAGGCTTCGCGAGTTGGGGGCTGAGAAGACTTTCTGGAATGTGAACGGCAAGGGAGTACATGTCTGGTACCTGAAGCAGGAGTACTTCGGGGATAATGCCAAAGACAAACAACTACCTCTACCGCCAATGCCACGAGATCAGGGGGTGATGTGATGAACATCATTCTTGGACCGCCGGGAACGGGCAAGACAACTCGGCTCTTGAACCTTGTTGATCAGCACCTGTCGAACGGTGTCTCACCAGAGAAGATTGGGTACTTCTCCTTCACGAGAAAGGCGGCGCAGGAAGCAGTTCTTCGCGCCGTCGTCCGCTTTGGCATGTCCGAGAAAGAGTTACCGTTCTTTAGGACACTGCACAGCTTGGCTTATCAGATGCTCGGCGTCGGGAAATCTGCCATCATGTCTTACAAGGACTACGCTGAGGCTGCCGAGTGGTTGAAGCTGCCGGGATTTACAGAAGTGATGTCTCAGCAGGACGGCCCTTTCGTTGACTTTGGCTTTGGGGACAGGTTCCTTGAAACAATCAACATGGCCCGTATCACACGAAGGTCTCTCAGGGACGTATACAATAACTCCTCCGTATCATTGAAGACAGACTGGAGCAGGATGGACTACGTTGACCGTGGCATGAGGCAGTTCAAGAAAGAAAAGCAACTGTACGATTACACGGACCTGATCGAGATGTTCATCTCACGGAAACTTAGTCTAAATTTAGATGTGTTGTTTTTAGACGAAGCACAGGACCTGTCCTCCTTGCAATGGTTGATGGTCCGACAGATCGTCCAAACTTCAAAACAAGTCTACATTGCTGGCGACGACGATCAGGCGATCTACCGATGGGCGGGTGCCGACGTGAATCACTTCATTGGATTGAAGGGTAATGTCGAGGTGCTTGGTCAAAGCTACAGGATACCACTGAGCCATCACGCCATATCGCAAAGGCTCATCCACAAGGTGAGCAACAGGCGTCCCAAGATATTCCTGCCAAGGGATGAGGAAGGTTCTGTTACGTGGCACCGCCACAGCGAAGAAGTGGATATGACAAAGGGCAAGTGGCTTCTTCTGGCACGTACCAAAAAAGGTACAGATCAGATCGAAGAAGAGGTTCGACAGAGAGGTCTCTTGTACCACTACGAGAATGGCAGGACGATCAAGAGTGACATTATCAAGGCTGTGACAGGATGGGAGAGTCTACGTGCTGGGAAAGTTCTTCCGTGTATCGAGGTCAAGAACATCTATCGTTACATGGTTCTGGGTGAAGACGTAGACAGAGGTCACAAAACTCTTCCCGGTGTTCCAGAGAACGCCATGCTGGATATTCAAACACTCCAGATGTCTCACGGACTACTTCACACAAGGCCTTGGGATAAGACACTTGGAAAAGTATCGGAGGATGACAGGCGATATCTACGATCATGTCTGAGAAGTGGTTCTTTTGAGGACCAATCTCGCATTACTATATCAACCATCCATGGCGCAAAGGGTTCCGAGTGTGATAATGTAATGTTGCTGACAGACAGTGTAAGACAAAACAACAGCAAGTTCCGAGGCAATTATGATGAGGAAGACGAGTTTAGGGTCTTTTATGTGGGACTCACTCGTGGCAAAGATAGCCTACACCTCGTTCATCCAATGATGTCAAAGGGTTTTAGCATTGCATAGGTTTAGAAATGATGAATGACATGGAGATGCTATCTGCGTCATGCCGATGTAGCACTGACAAGATAAGTATAAGTTCAAATAGGGTCGCTGCAAAATGGCCTAGATGCTCATGCGGAAAACTTATGAAAGTAGAAAAGAATGCAGTACCCCATGTTCAGAACGGAGTCAGAGTGGTGCGCTCCAGACAGTTTACCAGACCTGTCGGGTGACGACGAGATCGCCATTGATCTTGAGACATACGACCCAGATCTAAAGACAAAAGGAAGCGGCTGGCCCACCAAGAACGGTCACATCATTGGTGTGGCCGTCGCAGTGCGTAGTGACGCTTGGTACTTCCCCATCCGTCACGAGACCGGCGGCAACATGGATCGGAAGCGTGTCATGGCATGGGTCAAGGGCATCTGCTCCAACCCACGGGTAACATATGTGTTCCACAATGCGATGTACGACGTTGGTTGGCTACGCGCTGAAGGCATCGAGGTGATGGGTAAGATCGTCGATACAATGGTTGCTGCTCCATTGATTGATGAGACACGTCTTAGTTACTCTCTCAATAATCTAGGCAAAGACTATCTACAGAACAGGAAAGACGAAAAGCTTTTGTATAACGCTGCCAGCGAGTGGGGTGTTGACGCGAAAGCTGAGATGTACAAGCTTCCACCACAGTACGTCGGACCATACGCCGAGCAAGACGCTGCTCTGACCTTGAAACTCTGGAACCTCTTCAAGGGTTTGATTGTCAAGGAAGAAGTCTCCGACATCTTTGAACTGGAACTCCGTGTCTTAAGATCAATCATAGACATGAGATCGCGTGGCGTTCGTGTGGACTTGGATGCGGCAGAGCGAGCGCAGCTTGCCCTCGGTAAACAAGAAAGCGCAATCATAAAAATGATTAAGGATGACTACGGACATACCCCCGACATCTGGGCTGCGTCGTCGGTGGCAAAGGTATTCACGTCTGCTGGTCTTGTGTTCCCTGTCACAGGTGGGACAGGCGCACCCAGCTTTACAAAGGAGTTCCTCGCTGGCCACTCACATGAGTTGCCGCGCATGATCGTCAAGGCGCGTGAGTTGAACAAGGCAAGGACGACTTTTATTGAGACAATCATGAAGCACCAGAGCAATGGTCGTATTCATGCAGACATCCACCAGCTTAGATCAGAGGGCGGAGGTACAGTGACAGGTAGGTTTAGTTACTCGAACCCGAACCTACAGCAAATTCCATCACGCGATGAAATCATTGGTCCAATGATCAGAAGCCTCTTTCTTCCTGAAGAGGGTTGTCAGTGGGGGTCTTTCGATTACTCGTCCCAAGAACCTCGGATCGTGGTCCACTACGCTTCGATCTTGAAGCTGGATCGAGCCAATGACTTCGTGGCACAGTATCAAGAGAATGCTCGGTCGGACTTCCACCAGATCGCTGCCGACATTGTTGGTGTGCCACGGAAGCAAGCTAAGACAATCAACCTCGGACTGTTCTATGGCATGGGTGTCACCAAGCTTGCAGGTCAGTTGGGCTTGGACCTCGGAACTGCAAAGGAACTCTTTGCAACGTATCACGCAGAGGTTCCATTCGTGAAGCAGTTGAGCGAATACGCATCGGACAGGGCCGGTAAGAATGGTTTGATAAGGACCATTTTGGGGAGAAAGTGTAGATACAATAAATGGGAACCAGCCAGCTTCGGTGTCCACAAGCCTCTGTCTCACGACGAGGCCTTTGCACAGTATGGTCCAAGCATCCGCAGGGCGTTTACATACAAGGCCTTGAACTCCCTTATTCAGGGGTCTGCGGCTGATCAAACCAAGAAGGCTCTTGTTGACTTGGCTGATGAGGGCATCCTTCCAATGATCCAAATCCACGACGAGTTGGCCTTGTCTATTCCAGATGAGAAGACAGCACGTAAGGCCAAGGAGATCATGGAGAACTGTGTACAGCTTCGTGTCCCATCCGTAGTAGATGCGGAACTCGGCCCATCATGGGGAATGGCAACTACCAAAATGGAGGACTGACATGACAAAACTAGAAGAAGCTATTGAAGACATCTGCGGCCCTGATGATATGCCACTCATGGCAGATGGGTTTGATGACGCCGTGATTGGTATGTGCATGAAGACAATGGTTCTCATATACGACTATGAGAAGGTAATTGAAATCCTAATGAAGGATGAGATGGACAGGGATGAAGCAGAGGATTTTTTTTCTTTCAACATCCTCGGGGCGTACATGGGAGAGAAGACACCGCTCTTCAGTATCGACCTACGTAACACATAAAAAAGACCCCGCCGGAGCGGGGTCAGTTTCTTCCTTGGGAGGAAAGAGAAACTTAGTTGAACATGTCCATGACTTTCTTGGCGTCCATGAAGGTGACTCTCTTTTCAAGTTCCTCGATGGACACTGTGGCGGCAGTGCTGTCACCTTCTTCGTCAACATGACCAAACACCAAGCCACGTCCGGCAAGTGGGGTACACCCTTCTATTACAAAGAAGGACTGATTGGCCTGAAGCAACCCCTCGTCGTCAACGTATACATCACCCATATCCGTGAAGACAACATCAAAGGTATGGCAACCGAGGTGGGTGGAGATTGTTTTCCAGTCACCGTTGTAATCGACTTCGGTGAATGAACGGGCTACTGGGTCGATAAGAATTGTACGCATTTGCTAGTTCCTTTCTTCGTTAAGCAATATGTTTAGATTACACTGTTGATCTAAACTGTCAAGCGGGTTTAATAAATGATTTTAACTGGTCCTGATCTAGGCTATATCCAAGACCTCTACCGAGGTCCTTTAGGTTGTCTTGAGTGGTGAGTTGCTCCCTTTCAATCCACCCTACAAACGACACGTCTGTGTCTCCGAGGATTGCAAGAACGTATATGTCTACGTCGTAGTTTATCTTTGTCGTAGCAAGAAGGCGTCCTGTCTTGTACCGCGTTGTCTTTATATCAATGCGCTTGTCCTTCAACAAACAATCGTAACTCCCGCTCCTTGGTGACAGACCTAAATCAAAAAAGATATTGAAGTGTTTGCAAAAGGCAAACTCCCCGATAACCCCATCCTCATCTATCTGTGCGCCAGATTGCCCCCCCATCTTCTTGTCAACAACGTGATTGTTGCGAGCAACAAGTGACCTCATTGCCCCAATCAGTTTACACATGAGGAGTTCTTGTTCGGAAAGTAAGACACAGATTGACAAAGTTCAGTCCTTTATAAGTTGTTGTGTCATCTATCCCATGGCATCTTACGCAGTGAGACAGACATCGTCTTTTGACGGAGGGCTTGGTCTCTGCTGATCTTTGCAGATAATCCGTTAGGCCCAGATCGAGGGTCTAACTTCTTGTTTCGTTTCTTTGGTGTGACTAGTTCTGTGTCACTGAGGTTGATCGTTTTCTTCATGTTCGCTTTTCTTAACTTGTCTTGGTGGCAAGGGGCGTTCGTACAACCCAACTTGGACCAATGTCTCAATCACAGTTGGTCGGTATATGAGTGACCAACGCTTCTGCTTCTCTTCACCATGCTCTGCAACCTGACGGTCGGCGGCCCCCTCTCCACTGTCAGTCTCCAATCTTGATCTGTAAACTTTGAGTGTTATTTCGTCAATGTTTATTTTCATCATAAATTCTCCTTCTGTCCCTCTTCGATTCCTCTGCTGTAACCGTGGGCATATCCCTCGTCCCAAGCATCATCCCGCTGTAGACATATGTCCTCGGACAGTTCTTTCAGTTTGGTCCGCAAGATGGTAATTGCATTGACAGCATCTACGATCACGAAATAATCATTCGCGTCTGTCTTCACATTGTTCAACTTGTCAAGCAGATCAGCCGAGTGTTCGCAGTTGCAGGCTTCCCTCCCCAACAGGCAGTTACACATCGCCATCGTTGATCTCCCTCTTGATCTGTCTCTTGGCGGCCTTGCGCTCTGCGCTCCAGAATACTCTCTTCCAGTCTTTCAAATGATCCCACCACTGCGGTGCAGATGTGAGGATGCCTTTCTTCTTTGTCGCCATCAGTTTGGTTCCTTCCATTCAAGTGCCTTGATGGCGTAGTCTTTTACTTGTTTTGAATGTTTTTCCCACGTCTGTCCTCTAAGCGGCCTTGCCATTGCAATGAATTGCAACGCGCTCTCTATCCACATCCACTTGTTCTCCACCAGATTATTCCATACCCGTAACCGTTCGATCTCTTTTTGTGCATCGCTAAATGCGTTCGATGTGTTCTTGATTTGTTTTTCCAATTCAAAAATCAAATCGTCGATGGTGTCACCATGGCCCGTTGCCAGTCCGCATCGGCCCATCATTTGAACTAACTTTTCGGTGTCATCCATCACTCGCTCCTGTTTCTGTAACGACGCGCAGGAACTCTTGCTCTTGCCACTTGCGTTCGGCTTCCCATGCGGCCCTTATGGCATCCTTTGTGGGCCTTGCGGTGGCCCCTGCGGCAGCATCCCTTGCGGCCCTTGCGGCAAACCATACTTCGTCCCCTGCGGTGGCCCTTGCTGCGTTCCCTGCGGCCATTGCGGCATCCCTTGCGGCCCTTGCAGCAGCCCTTACGGCCCATACGGCGGCTCTTGCGGCGGACAACTCCTTATCGGTCGCTTTTCCGTTTGCGTATCGCTCCGCAACATCAATCGCGTTTTTTACGTTAGGATGGGTACTTAGATGCTCAACCCGTCGAGCGTATGCAACCATCAACAACCGCCATTCTTTCGCGTATTGAGGTTC